TCATTTGTTGATTTCAATTTTGTCCCATTCTCTCCCTCGGCTGTCCCTATACCGCGCCGCCATTGAATCTGATTTATGCCCGAGAAGACGTTGAGCAAACTTATCGCCAATCTGATTCCGGTATAGCCTCGCCGACAGGCTACGCAGTTCATGGAATGTTGGCGGGTCTCCATCAAATGAGAGTCCAGATGCATTTCTCGCCTTTGTAAAATACTTAGATACTGTTTTCGGGGAAAGCGGTTCGTGATGCGTTGATGCAATTATTGTTTCACTGCCGCTGACCTCCCTGCATTTCTGTAGTGTATCGGCCAATGAGATATTGAGCGCGTCAATCGTTAGCGTCAGCGGAATGGCGAGCTTAGCCCCTGTTTTACCCTGTTCAATGTGAAGATGGTTGTCGTTTATGTCTGACCATTTCATTTTGCACAAATCGCCGACTCTCTGACCTGTAACGACGGCCAAATCCATCGCAAGCCTCAGCCAGATTGGGAGAGGTTCGGCTGCATGGTGAATCGCGACATACTCATTAGCTGTCAGCCTTGAGCGCCTTACTTCTGACTTTGCTGTGCGGGTTGCTGTTACCGGATTCGTAGCCACATGCCCCTCGGCTATTGCCTCACGAAAAACGTCAACAAGGGTTGACCTGATTAATTTTGCGGAAGCCGCTTTACCTTCTGCTACGTAGGTGTTTAGCATTGCTGCCACCTCTTTCGTTGATATGTCAGCGAGCGGTTTGTCCGGCAATTTTCTTCGGATTGCCCTGATTTTGCTGGCGTAGTCGAGTAGAGTTTTCGGCCTGATACCCCTCTCGCTGAGGATTGTTTCATATCGGTCAAGCCACGCATGAAGAGTGATTGCGTCAGCGCCTTTAATTCTGTCTATCAGTGACTCACGCCTGTTCCCGGATAGCAACTCAATATTGGCCTGTATAGCTTCAGTGATTGCTATACGTCTGTCTCTGCCTAATCCGAACTCTTTACCCGTCCTTGGGTCCCTGTAGCAGTAATATCCATTGTTTCTTATATAAAGGTTAGGGGGTAAATCCCGGCGCTCATGACTTCGCCTTCTTCCCATTTTTGATCCTCTTCAAAAGGCTACCTGTTACTGGTCGATTTAAGTCAATTTTTACCGCTGATTCGTGGAACAAATACTCTCTTCCATCCTTAACAGGAGGAGGGAATATCCTGCACTCGCGTACCCATCGACGAACTGTTTCAAGGCTTCTTGGGCGCCGCTGGCGTGCGTTCCACTCCTGAAGTGTCAAGTACATCGCAAAGTCTCCGCAATTACACGCAAGAAAAAGCCGCCATCAGGCGGCTTGGTGTTCTTTCAGTTCTTCAATTCGAATATTGGTTACGTCTTATTCGATGCGCACTCCTGGTATTTCGCCTTTTGATATTGCTAAGTCATAAATTTGCGCGGCACTATACCCATCTCGCATCCATGAATCTAAGGCGCGAACAGCCTCGCTACGCTTTTTATCTTCTCTCTCATTTTTGATATCAACGAGGACATCAACGCAATTAAGGCAAATGTGGATTTTGTCCTTACATTCGATCATGGCGGCTTTGCCATGATTTCCGCCACACAGTGAGCATAAATCTTCAGGGGCTGGCTGGTATTTCTGTAACGTTAGAGGGTTGAATGTTGAACAGGCCATAATCATCTCCATAAAACAAAACTCGCCGTAGCGAGTTCAGATAAAAGAAATCCCCGCGAGTGCGAGGATAGTTATTCATTGTCGATATTTACATTTATTTCGAATATCTTTACTGGGTAATCGCCAAAGTCATATGTTTTTTATTCTGTTTTATAAGCACTACCAAGTACTGCTTATTACAAATAAGAAAAGGCTGAAAAAATATTTAAGGCCACAACTGTGGCCCTAAATTTACTTACGGCACTGCGTTAATCAGATTACAAATACCTCTTTTGGCAGGGTCTGAATTCAACTTCTGAAAATTGGCGTTCAACATAGCCGTGTGTAAGTGATTCTCAACCTCAAAGAATAAGTCGATTTTGCCCTCTTTGGCTGCCTGTTTCTTCCAAATATTCACTTGGTCATCAGCAATACGACTGGCGCAAGTGAACAAGAACGAACTGCCTCTAGGAATGGATGTCGTGCTGTAATACTCACCATCTACTTCTACATATTTAGCTCGGAATGACTCTAAGGTTAGCTCATTGCCGTTCTTGACCGACTTAGCTTCTGCCTTACTTGTTTCTTCCTGCTCTTCAGAATGTTTCTGCGCCGACGTGGGTATGTCATTGGCCGCTGTTACGCTGACTGAACTCCCCAAACCTTTGAGGCCATTAATTTGGATAAGATAAGCCAGCTCCAGAGCCTTATTATCAGTGAGTTTTCCACGCATATTTACCCACTGACGTTGAACCATTTTTAGGGTGTCTGCGTTCTCTGGGTTTCCTTTGAGGGCACTAGAATAGGCAGAGCTAAGCTGTTCGTCTAATTTTGACAGACGTTCGTTATCGCAGATTTTATGTTCGATTGCTGTCGAAGCCTTTTGGCAGTCAAAGCTGGCTGCAAATGCACCCGGCGATGCCACTAACAATGATGCCAGTAGGATATTTTTCATATTCACTCCATAAATACAAAAGCGCATTACTATAGCACTTAACCGATCGCTTATCTCGCCCGTTCGTCATTCTTATCTAACCAGAACATGCGACTGCCACAGCACATGTCGAGGATTGCTGCATGTCCAGTCACTGGTTGCCTCCTTTGCGAAGCTGGGCGGCTAACTCATCACATATGTGCGTCAAAGAGCAAAGTTTGATTGATGGGTGTTCGCGCATCATCTCAACCCCCTGCGCCCGCACTTCAGACAGGAAAGAGTCGGTGGCTGGGGTTTCAACACGGATGCTGTCGCGCAAGATGAAAAATGCATTGAGCATTCCAGTCTCTGGCACTTCATCCTGATGCTTCTCATACTCATCAAGAGCCTTCATCATCTCTGCTCCGAATGGTTGAGGGTGCACAGACTTCAGCTCCGCATTCTCCGCCGCCAGCGCCGCGCACTTGGCCTCCGCTTCAGCAAATTTGCGTACCAGATATTCAGCATTTGTTTCGTTAACCTTTAAATCACATGGGATGCATTTACCTTTCAGAAATCCATCCATCTCAATTAGTGTCATTCGTTTCATTTCTTCCCACTCCGCCACATCGCATTCAGATATTTGTTTTGATTCACTGACGGAGAAGAATTTCTCTTAAGCAATTCCTCTCTCGATGGCATTGGCTTTACGCGTTGGCGAATAATCATTTCTGCCGGAAGAATGCCGGGATTGTATGCAAGTCCTCTCATGGTAAATTCCTCAGTCATTACTGATAGCGCCATAGCGTGATCGATAATTACGCAGGCGCGGGTCAATTTCAGGGAAGTGGGTATATGTGGCTTTGCGGAATGGTCGGATTGATGTCTGGTAAATTCGCTCGCGTTCTTCTTTCTCTGCAAGCCATATACAATGGCGAAATTCCTTTTCCTCTTTCGTTTCCTGCGGTAGCGACATTATCCGATCGTAGTTTTTTCTGAATTTATCCAGCACCTCCGATACGGAATTGCCGGAACAGCGGCGCGGGTCATCCGCACCATACAGAGGCGCTGGCATGATTTTCTCCTGATTAAATTGCGTGAATAGCGTGACGAGGGAAGGGGAGAGTTACTGGTGCAAAGGGTATATCGTCGTCAAAATCCATCGGAGGTTCGTTGTGTTGTGCTGGTGATGATTGCTGCTGTGGCTTCTGTGATTGCCTGCTGGCTGCTTGTTGTTTGCTGTCGCCAATGCCGCCAAGCATTTGCATCACGCCATTAATTCCGACATGAACCTCGGTTGTGTAACGGTCTTGCCCTGACTGGTCTTTCCACTTTCTGGTTCTCAGCATTCCCTCGAAATAAATCTGATCACCTTTTTTCACATACTGCCCCACGACCTCAGCCAGTTTCCCGGATACAGCAACACGATGCCATTCAGTCAATTCCTTTTGCTCGCCAGTATTTTTATCTCGCCATTGTTCTGACGTGGCTATTGTCAGGTTAGCGAACGCTGTTCCTGATGGTGAGTATCGAACTTCCGGGTCTTGTCCTACCCGACCAAGGATAATCACCTTATTTATCCCGCGAGAACTCATTTGCTCCACCTCTTGCCAGTTTTTATGTTGCTTATAATTGATTGAGATACACCCATGTCTTTTGCTATCTTGTACTGACTCTCTTTTTCAGAGAGTCTTTTCCTAATTTCTATAACCTGCCACTCTGTTAATTTTGCACCATGATGAGCATGACCTTTCTTGGCTCCACGATGCCTTCCTTTTGCTATCTTGTCGTCCATGTTTTCTTGCGCGCTACCTAAAAAGAGATGTTCAGGATTAACGCAGCATGGGTTATCGCATTTGTGGCAAACCATCTTCCCAGATGGAATGGGGGAGTGATAAAGCTCAAAAGCAACCCGATGAGAAAGCATTGTTACTCCAAAGGCTACAAATTTTGTGTATCCTCCTTTGTTTTTTGAATAGGTAGACTCCCAGCAACCTGTTGTTTCATTAACTTTGTAGCTGGACTCGAATCTTTTAATAATTCCGTCCAAGTGAGACATTTATGCCGCCTGTTTTAGTTCGTTAACTCTGATGTTCATTACCTGAACGCATTTAGCCTGCGCCTCCTCGTTGCCAGCCATTAATTGCCAGTCACGCTGATAACGCTCGATGAGTTTTTTCTTGTCAGTTTCTGTTGATGCATAATCGCTGAAGTCTTTCAGGATTTGTTCGCAGTCAACCGATGGAGATTTCTGGTTGGTATTTTCTGGTGATGGTTTGTTATCTGATGCTGGGATTGCCCATCCCGGCAGCGATGGAGGGAGCCAGTAAAATCCTGTTCCATCCTTCAGTTTTGCCCTGTGCCACCCCTGCTTTTTATCGAGAGATGTTTGTGCGAAACCTTCCTCAAGGTTATACAGATACCGACCGATTCCCCACTGAACGGCAGCGCGCTTCATTGCGCCGGAACGACCACCTTTGACGGCTTCTACCTGCGTGTTTTCAGCAGCATCCCATTTGGTTACCCATTCGGAATCAATCCTGATTGATATGCCGCATTCAACGCCTCCGTTGTTGGGAATATCGCGGTATTCATTGCGCCATCCTGCTTTGCCGCAAACATCGTCCAGGCGTTTCATGATTGCCCTGTTCGTGACATAAGCCAGCACCATAGCCCACACCTTGCCATCGCGTGTTTTACCGCTTTGCTGTATTCGCCATTCGATATTTTCAGGGCTGAATGGCTCATCGAATTTATTCAAATCCATAATTCACCTCAGAATGGACATGGACCAAGGAAATAACGCTGATTTAATACTTCGGTCTTTGCCTCATTTAAAAAGACGCGAACACCTTCACGATCTCCCTTCTGGCGATACATTAACGCCTGCTGCGTGTACATGCGTCTCTGTAACTTGCTCTCCTTCACGGTGGTTGCAAGTGACATGAATATCTCCTTCGTTACCGATTAATTCTTTCATCTGACGAATGAATTCTTCGTCTGACCAGTTATCTGTAAAACTCATTTCCTGCGATACCACGGAAGGTTGATAGCTGATTTCATCGCTTTATTTGCTTCAAGCCACATTTTGGAATCACCAATAAATCTGGCTATTACTGCTTTGTTTTGTGCTGCACGAAGCATCTGGTGATTGATGGTTATTTCATTGCGCATAACGGGGGCGGCGATGGGCAGGTTAAACCTGAACGTCGCAAGGCAGAACGAATCGACTACGAATCCTTCCTGAACGCCTACAACACCGAAGTCGGTGACAGACTTCCACACGCTGTTGCGGTCAACGAGAAACGCAAACGTCGCCTGAAGAAAATCATCCCGCAACTGAAAACGCCAAACGTGGACGGTTTCAGAGCGTATGTCAGGGCGTTTGTGCATCAGGCCAAGCCGTTTTACTTCGGAGACAACGACACGGGCTGGACGGCTGATTTTGATTACCTGCTGAGAGAAGATTCGTTAACGGGAGTTCGGGAAGGGAAGTTTGCAGACAGGGGGATTGCATGAGACAGGATATCGAAGCGAGCGTTATCGGCGGTCTGCTGATTGGTGGATTAACGCCAACCGCCAGCGACGTTCTGGCAACGCTTGAGCCGGAAGCGTTTTCAATTCCGCTCTACCGGAAAGCCTTCGAGGTTAACCGGTCCCCACTCAACCAGCATTCTTTTCACCTGACTGTCGTCTTCCCACACACCCGCGTGGGTCAGGGCGTCAAACAGCGCCTTGTTATAGTTGTCCAGATCGCGGATCCGGTTATCCGGAGGAAACAACACAATCTCTACTGAAGCTGGTGCCGACGTTGGTTTCGGCAAACGACGTAACTGCTCAACTATTGCTGCGCACGCCGCGCTCTGGAATTTTCGCCCCGCCGCGCTTATCAGGCTCTTACCAGCAAACGCCCCTTTGTTGGGGTGTCGCCAGTACGTGTTCACGCTGGGCGGAAAAGGCAGAATCAGCTTCATACTTTCAGGCCCCTCTCATGTAACCAGTGGGCTGCACGCAGCCTGCTGTTTTCCTCACCGGCAAGCAGTGCGCGGATAATCCCGACCGCCTCGCTGTCGTCGTCCTTCATCGCGGTATGAAGCGTTATCCCCCGGGCCACGCCACGCTTTATCGTGATGACGCCTTTTTTCTCCAGTGCTCGAAGATGCTCCACCGCTGCATTCACTGAACGGTATCCCAGCATGGTTGCCACCTCCTGATTGGTTGGCGGGAAGCCACGTTCTTTCTGGTAAGAAATCAGCATATCCAGCACCTGCTGCTGGCATTGAGTTAACGTCGTCATGCAGCCATCTCCCTGACCAGTTTTTCCGCCTGCTGGCGAACCTGCGCCAGAAAGGCCTCACCACATGCCTCAAGTTCATCGCGCCCGATGTAGCTGATTGCCGGTCCCTTCCAGGTCTTGTCGAAAACAGCAATAGCACCAGCGAAGAAAGCGCCTGTCGGCACCTGCTTCTCGTCCTTCGGGATAAACCAGGCAGGCAGTTCAAAACCAATACGCCCGCGAATAAAAGCAATATGGTCCGCATCTTCCGGCCACCACACTTCGCTGGTGGCAGCTTTGATCAGGAAAACATAGCGCCCGCCCTTATCACGCATGGCACTGGCATGTTTCATGATGTAACGCATGCCGGTGATGTATTGCCCCTCATGCTGACTGGCGCGGCTGTATGGGGGATTACCAAAGGCAGCACCTTTAAGCTCCGCAAGGCGTTCTGACCAGTCATGCGCCAGCGCGTTGTCTTCCGCCGTGTAATACGCAGCACATTTGGCGTTATCACCGTCAGTGAACAGATCCAGAACAAACGGGCCAAACAGGGTGTTAATTCCCCAGAAAAT